GTGAACAGTCAACCGTGCGGTTCCGCGGCTTCCGGCAAATCCGCTTTTGAGGGTTACGACCCTCGATCGGGGGATGAGCTTCCTTCGTCGGTGCTTCACCCCTGATCGGGCGTGGGGGCCCCGGTTCGTCCGGGGCTCCCACCGCACATATACCGGCCAAGGGTCGGGAAGGGAGGCCCAAGGTGGCCGCTCCGCATCGAAAGCTCCGCGCGGTATCCGAACGCGAAGGCAATCCCAGCAAGAGGCCGCTCCCGGATGGGATCCGGTTCGCTCCTGAGGCCCCCGATGAGCCCATCTGGGCAGAGCCCTTCCCCGATGTTGAGGTTGGACGGAAGCCCGGCCGCGCGCCGACCGCTCCGCGCCGACCACCGCCCAAGGGCGCATCCGATGAAGAGCGGACGGCCTACCGGCTCGCTCATCTGGCCTGGGTCATGGAGATGCTCGAGCACAAGGCCGAGGTTCGGGCCTACGACGATCGGAAGCGTCTCCAGGCCGAAGCGGTCCGGGCCCGTAAGATCGCTCATGAGATGTGGACCTCTTTGATCCAGCTCCTGGATTCCCAGGGGATCGTGGCCGTCGTGGACCGCGGAGCCTTGGCCGACCATTGCATCTTGAGCGCGCGGATCGAGCAGGCTGAACGCGACATCACCCAGCGCGGCGTGTGGGTCATGGGAGAGCGCGGGGCCGTCAAGAACCCATCCACCACGTTCGTGAACCAATGCCGGGAGAAAGACCGCCCCTACCTCGCCGATTTCGGGCTCACGCCCGCCGCGCGGGACAAGCTGAACCCAAGAGGCGGCGATGACCCAACGCCGGGCCGCTGGGATTGAGCCCCCCTTCCCCCCGGAAGCGATCGCGGAGCTCGAGGAACGGCTCGGCAGATCGCTCCAGGGTTGGGAGATCACGGAGCCGGCGTACCATTCGCCCTCGCCCGGTGATGATGTCGAAGGTGCCTGGTTCGACGTGGCCGCGGTGGTCAAGGTCGTTGAGCAGCTGCGGGATATGCCGCACACCATCGGCCGCTGGGGCGGTACGCCGTTCGAACCCGCGACCTGGCAGATCGTCTGGATCTTGGCCCCGGTGTTCGGATGGAAAAAGGCCGATGGGTACCGGATCGTCACCGAAGCCTGGTTGGAGGTTGGGCGCAAGAACGGGAAGACCTCGCTCTCTGCGCGGCTCGGCCTGATCCTGTTGGCGGGCGATGGGGAGTACGGCGCGGAGGTCTACTCCGCGGCGGGTTCGAAGGATCAAGCGGGTTTCCTGTTCGCTCCGGCTCGCTCCGTTGCCGAGACATCTCCGGCTCTGAAAGGTCGGCTCGAGGTCTTGGCTCATCTGATCCGGGCCCCGCGAACGGGCGGGATCTTCCGCGTCTTGTCGAAGGCGGGGGAGCTGGCCCACGGTGCCTCGCCCCATGGCGGGCTGATCGATGAGATCCACATCCACAAGGATCGGGGCCTGATCGACGCGATCGATTCCGGTACGGGCGCGCGGGCCCAGCCGCTGATCTTCTACACCACGACCGCGAACGACGGCGACGATCAGACCATCTACGGTGAGCTCCACGGCCGCGCGGTGAGGCTCGCCAAGGGCGAGGCCACCGATCAGAGCACGTACGTGGTGATCTGGTGCGCTGATGCAGCCGATGACCCGTTCGCCGAAGCCACGATCCGCAAGGCGAATCCGAATTACCCCGAATCGCCCACGCGCGAATACATAGAGCGGAAGATCCGCAAGGCTCAGGACACTCCAACATGGCTCCCGATCTACAAGCGGCTCCATCTGAACGTTCGAACCGCCGAGGCCGCGGAGGCGTGGAAGGGCTCTGAGGTTTGGTCCGAAGGCTCCCGGCTATTGGTCGTGGATGACCAGATGAAGGGTCACAGAGCCTGGGGCGGCTTGGTATGTGCCTCTTCCACGGACCTCGCCGCGTTGGCTTGGGTGATCCAGGACGGAGATACCTACCTTCAGCGGTGGCGGTGGTTCCTTCCCGAAGGGGCGTTGGACGATCTCGATCGGAGAACAGCCGGCGCGGCGTCGGTCTGGGCCAAAGACAGGATCACGCTCACCGAAGGCGATGTGATCGATACCGATGCGGTGATCGACCGGATCGAGGCCGATTGCCGCTGGCTCGATGCAAAGAAGCTGGCCTACGATCCGAACGGAACGATCGGGATCATCACGAAGATCGTGGAATCCAACGCGGTGGACGTGATCCCGGTCTATCCGACCAACCCGGCATCAGCGTTGCTGGATTGGGAGCGGTTGCTCATCTCTGGGAAGATCGGCCACGGCGGCGATCCCATCGCAGCGTGGGAGGTCGGTCACGTCCGCGTCAAGCCTGCCGCCACGGGCGTGGTGAAGATCAACCGGCGTGATTCCACCGAGAACGTCTTCGGGATCGCGGCGGCAGAGATCGCGCTCAGGATGGCCCTGATGGAACAGGAGCGGAAGCCCGGTCGCCTGGTCCTGACCTATTCGTAAGGGAGCGAGGATGGCCGAGATCGATACGCGGACCGCCGAGATCGGCTCGCCTGAATGGTGGCTCGTTCGCCTTCACAAACGCCTTGACGCTCGTTCCATCGATATCGCGCTCTTGGATGATTACTACAACGGTCAGCAACAGATCCGGTACGCCATGGAGCGGTGGCGTAAGGCGTTCTCCAAGCAATTCCGGCATTTCTCCGAGAACGCCATGCCGCTCGTCGTCGATTCGGTGGAAGAGCGGATCGATGTGGTCGGCTTCCAGGTCGGCGGGGAATTCGACAAGGCGACGTGGGCTCTTTGGCAGCGCAACCAGATGGACGCCGAGAGCCAGCTCGCCCATATGGAGAGCCTGATCACGGCCTACGCCTACGCGATGGTCTGGAACGAGGATGACGCCGAGGGCAGGGCGCGGATCACGGTCGAGAGTCCGTATGAAACGATCGTCGAATACGCCTCGGGCGACCGGCGCAAGCGTGCCTCCGCGCTCAAGGTCTTCCGCGACGATTCGACCGGACGCCTGTTCGCCACGGTCTACCTCCCCGAAGGCGTGTGGAAATACCAGAGCACGCGGCCCGTCGATGAAGGGCGCAGGCTCGGGGCCCAAGAGGTCATGTGGGAAACCAGGGAGCCCGCGGGCGAGGATTGGCCGCTCGCCAACCCGTTCGGAAAGGTGCCCGTCGTCGCGCTTGAGAATCGCCGCCGGCTGGGCCGCGCGCCGCGGTCGGAGATCGCCGACGTGCTCACCACGCAGGACGCCATCAATAAACTCTCGATGGACCTGTTGGTTGCCTCCGAATTCGCCGCGTTCCGTCAGCGGTACTTGATCGGCGTGGAAGAGCCGAAGGATCCGAAGACGGGCCAAGTGGTTTCGGACTATTGGAAACAGGCCCTCGAGGCGTTCATCATCATCCCGAACGCGGATGGCCGCGTTGGTTCGATCGAAGCCACCGACCTCACCAATTACGTGGCCGCGATCGAGCATGAGATCCAACAGGTAGCCACGCGGACCAAGACGCCGCCTCACTATTTCTTCCTCCGCGGCGAATTCCCCTCGGGTGAATCGATCGTCGCCGCCGAAGCCGGGTTGGTGGCCAAGGCACGCCGACGGATGCGGCATTGGTCCGATGCCTGGGAAGAGGTCGTTTCGATGGCGCGTCAGATCGAAGGATTGGGCTCGACGCCCGCAGCCGCTATCGAGACGATGTGGCGCGATCCGGAGAGCCGTACCGAAGCCCAGCACGTCGATGCTGTGGGCAAGAAACGGAGCCTGTTGGAGATCCCGCTCGAGCAAGCGTGGGAAGACGTGGGCTACCGTCCCGACCAGATTGCACGGCTCCGCGAGATGCGAGCCCGCGAATTGGCTGGAGCATCGCCCAGCGACGGGGCCCAAGGGGGCCCGGCTGGCTGAAGGAAGGGGTAGCAGATGTCAGACACCGGAACCCAAGCGGGCACCGGCACGGCCCAAGAGGGCCAGCAAACCGAAGGCGAGGGCAAGGAAGCTTGGGATCAGGCCCGCGCCGAGAAGACGATCAAGGCCCAGCGTGAATCCGAGGCGGCTGCCAAGAGGGAAGCCGCGGAGGCCCGCGCGGAGCTCCAGCGCATCAGGGACGAGCAAACCAAGGCCGAAGCCGACCGGCTGAAGGCCGAAGAGGAAAAGCTCTCGGAAGCGGAGCGCACGGCCAAGCGGTTGGCAGAGCTGGAAGAGCGGGACAAAGCGCGGGACGCGGAGGCAGCTGCCCGCGTTGCGCGTCAGGCTCTGAAGGCGGCGGCGGCGGCGGCGGGCGCGACCTACCCCGGAGATGTGCCGAAGCTGATCGATCCCACCGCTGTGCGCTTCGACAAGGAAGGCGAGCCCACCAACGCCGATGATCTCGTCGAGGCTCTCAAGAAAGATCGTCCCGCGCTGTTCACGGAGCGCAAGCCCGGCTCCGGTGACGGTGGCGCGCGTGGCGGCACACCGGCACCGCGCTCGATGGATGACAAGATCCGCTCGATGCGCGCTCACTAGCAAGCTCCGCAGCGTGCGGAGCCCGACGTAAGGAGGATCCTCCGCATGGCTGATATCAGTCGAGTGGATGCCGCTGGATTGCTGAGCGATCAGGAATTCAGCGAGCTTCTGCAAGACGCGCGGAAACAGTCTGCCGCGATGGCGACGTTCCGCACGGTTCCGATGTCCAGCAAGGTCGGCAAGATGCCGGTGCTTTCCGCTCTGCCCGTCGCGTCATGGGTGAGCGGTGACTCCGGGCGGAAGAGCACGACCGAGATGGTCTGGGAAAAGAAAGACATCACGGTTGAGGAGGTCGCCACGATCGTGGCCATCCCCGATGCCGTGATCGACGATTCCAACATCCCGATCTGGGGCGAGGTTCGGCCCGCTCTGGCCGAGGCCGTGGGGGCAGCCGTGGACGCGGCCGTTTTCTTCGGCACGAACGCTCCGGCGTCGTTCGACGATTCGCTCTTCGAGGGCGCGGTTTCCGCAGGGCAGACCGTTGCCGAGGGCACGGGCGTGGATCTCGCTGATGACATCAACGAGACGTGGGGCAAGGTCGAGGATGTCGGGCTGGACGTGAATGTTCAATACGCCAGCCGCAAGATCCGGCGTCGTCTGCGCGGTCTGCGCGACGACAATAATCAGCCGATCTACCTCGAGACGCTCCGCGGCGACCGCAACACCCGTGAGCTGATGGGCGCGGACATCGAGTACGTGACCAACGGCGCATGGGATGACGACTCCGCGACGATGATCGTGGGCGACCGTTCCAAAGCGATCCTCGGCATCCGGCAGGATGTGACGTACACCCTGTCCAACGAGGCCACGATCACCGATGGTTCGGGCAACGTCGTGATCTCGCTGTTCGAGCAGGACATGACCGCCATGAGGGTCGTTCTCCGGCTCGGCTTCGTGGTCGCCGACATCTACACCCGCGAGGCAGCCGATCGCGTGTGGCCAGCTGTACGCCGGCATCAACAAGTCCACCGCCAGCCACCACTTCAAGGTGCTGCGCGAGTCCGGAGTGCTGCGCCAGCGGGTCGAGGGACGCGAGCGCCACAGCGAGCTGCGCGCCGCGGATCTGGAAAAGCGCTTTCCGGGCCTGCTCCACAGCGTTCTTGGCGCGAAATAGCTGGATGATCTAGCGTCTCGGGCAGTGGCCCGGTGCTTCGTCACTCGCAAGCTTCCGGGTGGCGCGCTCGACAGGCTGGGGAAGGCGCACGAGCTCGACCTCTGGTCCGCCTCGCGACCACCCTCGCGCGACCTGCTTCTCGCGCGCGC